GTTAATATTTCACATAATTTTCACAAAACTATCAAATAGTTTTCATACGGGTTTGGTACAATATAGTCAATGAAAGAGAGGTAAAGGAGCTGATTAAAATTAGACCACTTAAGAAAAGTCTGATAAAAACCAACGGAGGTTATACACAACTATGGATTGCCGTAATCAATCAAGCGGTTAAGGACTACCGCAATGAACCTTATATGCGCTCCGAGGTAGCGAGGTTTTTAAAATCCTCGTATTTTGAGAAAATGACAGGGGTAAACGGACAAGTTGTGCTTGACCGACTTAAAAAGGAGGTAAAACAAATTTCACATAATTAACACAAAACTATCATACAGATTACATATAAAAGGTGTAATATATAGACAATGAAACGAGAGGTAACACCTCAAAACAAAATGACAGGAAGAGGTTTAACATGAAAAACTACAGACTTTATGAAGCACAGGACAATGCAATGAACTACATCATCATGACAGACGGCTCTCGCCCTTTGGGGTAACGTGGAAAGGATAAGAAAATGAAAAATGTTAATATTGACATGGAAAATGTACAGATTAACGTTAATTACATCATATCAGAGTTGACAAAGCATATCACGAACACGGCAAAAGACCTTGAGTATCTGCAAAAAGCAAGCACAAATGTCACACTTAGCAGTGCTTGCGCAACAAATTTTGTGACGTCCTTAACAAAATTACTTGCTCGAATAAACGAATGCAAGGAGGTGTAACAAATGGAAATGGAAAAAGGTAGCGCAAATCTTGGATATTTGGTAACTTGTAAAATGCAAAACGGTAATGTTATTCCCGCTTTTACAGACTGCTTTTCTTCGGCGCTTGCTATTGCAGAATGCTTTAAGAGCGGCGAATATGTGGAAGAAATCAAGATACTAAAAATATCAACAGGCGCAACATTTGAATATATTTTTTAAGGTTCTGAGCGGTTGTCCTTTAACAGCCGCACCCCAACCCGACAGGGTATAATTACGGAGCTATCCGACAAATAGTAGATTGTTCCACGTGGAACAAATGGAGTTCACAATGACAAAAACAGCAAATCTCACAGCAAAAGACCTTTTCAACGCTTCTTCGAGTTCTATGTCGCTTGAAAAGGCTACGGACTTAACCGTCACAGGTGTTGCAACGGATACTGTGATAGACACGGAAACAGGCGAAGAAAAAGAGGTCGCATACCTCTTTACAACGGAGGGTGTTTACGGCTCGGTATCCGCAACAGTCTTAAGCACAGTAAACAAGCTAGTTGACCTCATAGACGAGTTAGGTACACTTGAAGTTGAGGTGCTGCACAGAGAAAGCAAGAGCGGAAGAACGTTCCTTTCCCTTTACATCAAGTAAGTTGTTTCAAATCAGGGGACGGTTTTGTGCCGTCCCTTAACTTTTTGAAGAGGTATTTTTATGACAAATGCACAGAAAGAAGCGCAGAAATACATAAAGAAAATCAATCAGCGACTTGCAGACGTTGCGGGCTATATGGGTTTTGATAGTAATGAGGTCGCTGCATACAAGCAAGCACTTGACAGTGCGGGTATCAACTATGACTTTAAAATTACTAAAACCGCTCCACAAGGCACTTTTGCGATAGCAAACACAAAAGAAAACAGGCAAAAAGTAACAGTCTTAAAGAAAAGTCTTGCAAATCAAAAAGTAAAAACTAAAGGCGATATAAAATTTGATTACAAAAAGAAAATCAGCGAAAGAGAAAAAAAGCCGTTGAAAGATGTAACGCAAGCAGAAATTGAAGAAGAACACAGGAGCGCAAAAGCGTGGAACAACTTAACATCAAATCTTGATATTTTATATCGAGTGCAAAATGACCCCCGGTACAGCGGAATTTTAGAAGAATTTATCGAGAAAAGAAAAGGCAAAAGAAAAGAAGAATTATCTGAGCTTGACGAAATTGCCAAAAGGATAAATACGGTAGCAAATCAGGCGGAGCTTGAAGAAAAAAACTATATAGAAGAACTTGACAAAGAATTTGAAAAGCGTCAACAAGCTCAGAGGGAAGACGCTTTAAAACAACTTGCAGACTATAAGCAAGGGAAAAAGGGGTTGCCGTTTTAATGCAAATCTGTGATATTGACAGAGGTTGGAAAGTTATAGTAAAAAGTAACATCGCCTACCCCGAAATTTACCAAATCGGAAAAGGCAAGAATGCTTACAAGTGCTATGATTTGTGTTGCGGATTTGACATAGAAACAACAAATCACGCAGAAACAAAAACGGCTTTTATGTATATTTGGCAGTTTTCAATAAACGGAACGGTTATAATTGGAAGAACATGGGAAGATTTTTTCGACTTGTTGGAGTTTTTGAAACTTCCCCGAATGTTTTCAAATGCGAACATTATCATTTTTGTTCATAATTTGGGCTTTGAAATGTCTTTTTTACTGCCATATCTTGAAAATAAAGGTTTGCTAAAAAAGGTATTCGCAAAAGCGAAATATCAACCGCTAGAAGTACAGCTAACAAACGGCTTTATTTTTAGGGATTCGGCGGCTTTATCGGGAGTATCGCTGTCGGTTTTGGCTGATAATTTTTGCAAAACAAAAAAATTAGTTGGTGACCTTGATTACGATATTGAACGAAATAATTTAACGGAATTAACGTATAAAGAATTACAATATTGTATAAATGACGTTGTTATATTATCGGAATATGCGGATTACATACATAACAAATATACAAGACAAAATAAGCGCATACCTTTTACATCAACAGGTATTGTACGACAGTATATAAAAGAGCAAATACCTAGCAAGCGGTTATACTGTATAAAAAAAGATGTTTCGAAACTTTACCCGAAAGATGTAGCTTCTTACAATTTTGCGATGAAGTGGCTTTTCCGTGGCGGTTTTACACACGCACAAACCGCCATTTGCGGCGATATTTTGACGGATATTGATAGTTACGATTTAACAAGTGCTTATCCGTCAATAATGTTGCAATATAAATTTCCAATGACGGAATATGAAGAGGAAGATATTAAATTGTGGGATAAAAGAATAAAAAACGAGAATGTGTCAACGATAGCAATATATACATTTTATAATATTACCGCTAAAGAACATCACGTTATAGAAAGTAAACACAAAATAATGAATATGAAAAATGCATTGTTTGAAAATGGTCGGCTTGCATTTGCAACGGAAATAACGGTAATGCTTACGGAGCTTGATTATAAAATTTACGAAATGTTTTACAAATGGGATAAAATGGAAATACAAGGGATGAAAACAGCAGTAAAAAAGAAATTACCTTTTTACTTAATTAATTCCGTTGCGGAATTTTATAAAAACAAAAAGTATTTAAAAGAAAATAAAGAAGATACAGATATATGGACGCAGAATTATTTTGAAAGCAAAGGAAAATTAAATTCGTGTTATGGAATGTGTGTTTCACGCTTAAATTTGGAAGAAATTACCTTTAAAAATGGGGAATGGATAGAGGAACAAGGGGATACTTACGAAAAGGTTATAAAAAATCAAATACTTTCTCCCTACTGGGGAATTTATATTACTGCTTATTGCAGATATATAATATTAAGTAATATATACAAGTGCAAAGAAAAAGCATTATATAGTGATACTGACAGTATCAAAGTGTTAAAAGGTTGCAATACTATATTTAACGAATATAACGAAAAGACATTAAATTTGAATAAAAAAATCTGCAATGAATTAAAGTTAGATTTTGAGATATATAAAGATTTGGGATTATTTGACCTTGAAGAAACATATAATAAATTTAAAACGTGGGGAGCGAAAAGATACATTTATACAGTTGATGATAAAACAAAAGCAGTGATTGCGGGAATGCCGAAGAAGACAATTAAAGATTATGTAAAGGAAAACGGGGAGAATGCACTTTACGATAATTTTAAGCCCGAAATGTCATTTTTTGTTAGCGGTAAGAATGCGCACACTTACCACGGAGAAAGCACAGCAATTATTAACGGTCAAGAAATGCACACTCTAGGCGGTTGCTATATATATTCTGTTCCGTTTACAATGACCGTTGAAAAGGCTTTTTTAAACTGCATTTACGAAAGGAAAATGCTTAAATGTTAGTTATTTTGACTTGTATAATATATACCGTCTGCGCATACATTATAATAAAGATAAACGAAAAGAGCGGCAAATGACCGCTCTTTCTTTGTTCCTGTGGAACATTTTACTTATAAGTTGAAATATCCTTTATGTAGCTGTCAAGGAATGCGCCGCAAGAATTGTCTGCAAAAAATATTCTTTTTGCCAAAATTAACCGTTTAACGCAGTCATCGGTATAGGTAAAACCGAGTCCGAAGCGGATTTTTTTATTATATCCGACTTTGCTATTTAACGTGTATAGTATATGCCGCTCAGGATTGTAGCCGTAAGTATCACTATATATCATAATATATAAGTGATTCGTTTCGTCTTTGCGAATCTCTCTTGCGCAATACTTTCCGTTTTTATAGATATATGCTTTGTCAATAACTGTAAATTCTCCCTTTGGCGGTTTCGGATACTGCTTCATTTGCCACAAGCCTTTATTACCCGTTATGCTTGTTAACATTTGGTTGTTCCAACCGAAGTATTTTTTATTGACTTTCTGTCGCTTTGCTGTCATATCAAGCGGCAGTGTAAATAAGTGTAGCTCAGTACCGCCGCAATTTACGTTTCTGTGCTCGCCCCATGTTATTTCCTGTATAATATCTGTTAGGTATAATTCGTCAAAATATATACTATATTTGTCTATTAAGTTACCTACAAGATATATACTAGCTGTATCACGTTGTCGGATTATTGTACTTAACAAATCATTAAGCAAAACAAATTCATCGGGTAAATAACCACTTTTTGTTAAAAACTCATCAAAGATTATAAAATCTCCGTTAGGCGCATTGTACACCGATTTTAAGTTTTGGTTTTGGTCTACAGCTATGCAAGACATAAAAGGTGTTTCGGATTTTTCTATAACTTCTCCGTTTTCATCAATTAGGCGATAATACCATTTTCTTCCGTAATACCATACATTATTATATCTGCCATTTGTTATTTTTTCAATGTATTTGTACTTTGGTATATTTATAACATCGCATAATTTACCACATAGTTTAGGTAATAACTGACTATCTCTTTGACGGATATATTGTATTTGTGTACCGCAAGTCGCATTTAAACACATACCCCATAAAATAAGATTAGTGGTCTTTCCCCTTGAGCGGGGGGAAAGAAGCATATTCCACGCTTTTTCATACGGCAAAATATCACCAATTATGTTTAAAGTGTCTGACGGGCAGTGCAAAGACTTGTATAGCTTTATCGCTTCTTTGTATTCTCTATCTGTCATAACTTTTCACCTTTTATTATATCGCCCTTTGCATTAATTCCGATTACAACACCCCATATATTCCCGTTGATTTTGATTGTATCGCCGACTTTAACGACTGGAGTATCATTTATTTTTGTGAGGTCTTTTGCGTATACCCAGCCTGTCGGGGCATTGTCAATTCCGATTAAAACTTCTGTTTTGTCATTACTTATATTTAATATAGTATACACAGTATTATATACATAATCAAAAGGAGTACTACCATCGGAAAATTTTGCGCCGTTGTTAAGCATTACTTTTTCGCCCTTTTTAAAATCTGTTCCACGTGGAACATTGAAGTTTTTATCGCCCTTAAGATAAGGCAACGGGTCTTCGAAAGCTGTTCCGTCTGACACATCAAAATGCAAGTGCTTTCCAAAGCTGTACCCAGTGTTTCCCATCATTCCTAGCTTTGCGCCCTTTTTGACCTTTTCGCCGACCTTTACGCAAACACTATCCTTAAGCATATGCAGATACCTAGTAAACTTGCCGTCAGCGTGACTGATTTTTACAAAATTACCGCAAGTGTTGTATTCATCGTGACCCGCAATTCCGTCAACTGCTGTTACAACCGTTCCTCCCTCTATGGCAATGATTGATAAATCTTTACCCGAGGAGCTTACAAGGTCAATTCCGTTGTGCGTAGGGTAATCGGGATTTCTCGTTTTATAGTCGGCTGATATAAATTCATCTCTTGCACCTATAACATGATTTTTAAACATAATAATTTTCCTTTCTTAAAAACAATAATTTCTTATAAATTCGGTTAAGAATAATTCGATAAGCGAATGTTTTAATCTCAAAATATATTCGCTTTCTATCATCTGTTGCGATGTAGTAACACCGATATTACCTACACGGGTTAGCAGTGTATCATACGTTGTTGTATTATCTATGTTGTGTCCGTGCTTTATGCTACTTTCTTGTGTTGTGTTGTAGGTTGTAGTGTCTGTCAAATTATTTGTTACTGTATCTTTACCACTGTACGCTATTGTATCCGCTCCACTATTTGCAACCGTCTGCTTTGTTTCAGGGGTCGATGTTGTGTTTTTATCGTGATTTGTAAAATCATTGCTATCATATGCAGATACTTGATTAACGCTAGTAATTTCCGCTGCCGCATTTGTTGTTGTCGCTGTTATGCCTGCCGTGTTTGTCTGTGTTGTGCCTTTTGCGTTTTCAACATTGCCAGTTTTTGCAAGTGTGTCCGTTCCTGTGTGCGTGTCTGTTGTTGTGTCTGTTCCGCTGTTCTTGCTTTCGGTTGTGTCCGTTCCTGTGTGTCTTTCTTCCATACTGTAATTATTGATAGGGTTATATTCTGCCATAATAGCATTTTTAATTTTTTCATATTCCGCTTTTCTTATATTCCAATATCTATTTAATGTTGTTATAAAATCACTGCCTGGTGATATACTTCCTTGATTATATACATAGGTGGACATAGTATAATCACCAAAGAACATACACAAATCATTGCCCGAAGCAAAAACGGAAGAGTCCGAGAAAGTTAAATTTGTTTCAAGCAATTTTGTTCCGAGCGAATCCGAGATTTGCATATCTCCTATAGTGATGGGGCTTTTTTCGCCTGTATAGTTAAGCAAGTTAGCCATTTTCATTTTCTCCTTCCTCAGTGATTTCATTAATTGCCGTATCACAGCCATAAAGCGGAGAGCGTGTTATTTTAATATCGTCACGGTTAAAAACTTTTTTATACTGCTCTATTCCGTATTTTCTTGCGAGGTATGCGTCCTCTATCGGCACAGCACTAGCTTCTGCAAGTCGGGAAATTTCATTTTCCAAAATCTGCGAACCCTTATTAACGTTGCCTGTGTCAATGCCGTACATCGCTAAAAATCTGCCGATTATGTCATCATAAAGGCGGGATAAGTACTGCAGTTTATCTGCGTCTTTTACTGTAGTAAAATCAAAAGGAGTATAAAGCCCGTCTTGCGTAGCGTCTAGTACGTCCGTCATAGGTCTATGCGTAGGAGCGACAGCGACAAACGGCTTACCGTCACCGACCGCCTTATATGCTGTTTCAATTGCCATTTTATCTTTATCATTGTCAGCTATAAAACCCTTTGTTAATCGGGTATTGTAAATATTTAAGTCTAAAGACTTATCAATTTCATTCAACAAATGAGCAAAGCGGCAGACAATCTGCTTATCAGGACGATAAAGCGAGTTATTGCCGATTACAACACAATCCTCACCGATTGTACCTTCGTAGGTTTCGCCGTTCGGGGTTGTTCCGATGTAGCCCGTATACATTCCCCAATTATTTATTTTACCCGTAAAACCACCAGTTACGAAAACTATTTCATTAGTAATATCTTTGGAATAAAATATTGCATAGTGTCCGAATATTGATAAAAGGTATTCAGGCAAAAAATACGGCATTCTGCTTTTTTCGGGTAAATCCCACTTAAAACGATTAAAACAATATTTTATTAAATAGTCAAAATACTGCCTTGTACGCATAATTGATATATCTATATTATCATCTATTGCATATGTTCCGCCAAAAATGCTATTAAACATATATGCCACCTCTCAATAATTCAAAAATTTCATTATTTTCATCGTCTGTTCCTTTTGTGTATCCGTCAACAGCAGAACACTGTAAAAAGCCGCTAAAATCTGCGACCGTTCCGCCGTAGCTTGCGGATTTGCCAAAGATTTCCGTTGTGCCTGTCGCTTCAGCAGGAATTGCATGAAAAACAACTAAATAGACATCTTGCGGCGAATACAAGCTATTTAAGCCGCCGACTTTATCGCCTGTATGAATTGTTTGTTCCGCAAATGAGGAAATAAAGTCACTAATACCACTTGATATTGCGCTTGTTCCGCCCGCACCCTTACTTGCGATTGCGCCCGCAATGCCCGAAGCAATTTGAACGGTTGCGCCTGTCAACTTTAAGTTTTTAAGTATTTGATTTGTATTTGATAAACCTATCGGTGTGCCAAGCTCCCCGTTATACTGTGCAACTAATCGGGTATCGCTGTAAATATAAGCGGTGCAGTTTCCTGTTTCTAACTCGCTAACATACTCCACCCGTAAAGCGTGTTTTATAACATCGTTTCCGTCTATCTTTACAAAGCCTATATAAGGCAGATATAAAAGATAGTGGCTGTAAGGCTCATAGTCTAAAAATGACCCAAAGTAAGAGGTATAAACGTAAGGGTCAGTTGTGCGCCTGCGATTATATAAAGCCGTTAAGGGTATACCAGTTGTATTTGTCGGAGCATTTACATTACCTATTGTGATTTGTTCGGGTTCAGGTAAAGTTTGATTTTCCGTAAGCGAATACGGAAAAAATATATTGTTTGTTATAAGCTCAGACGGGTTCTCAAAAAGTCTGATTACTTGATTTATAAAATCATCGCTCCACATATAATTCGACAAATTATTTATATCCGCTTTGCGGCAAAGGTATGTTGTTGTGTAGCTGTCATACGGGCTGTATGTAGGTGTAATAATCTCAAAATCATCTGAGCTATTATCGCCATCGCCCGATGGTGGATATATGGGATTTTCGGGTTTTCCGCTCGGTTTATAATTCGTAAAATTAGAAGTGTTATTGGTTAGGGCTTCATTTATGTTAAAAGTGTATGGTATTCCTATGTCATTTAATATTTTTGTTAATGTTTCTTTGGTAAAATATACTGTTTTTCTTAATTTTGTATTTCCTATAACCTCATTTAAATTTCCAAATAGCTGCCCTGTTGGATTCTCATAATAGGATAAATTTTCATATCCATATATGTCGGCATTAATACCATTTGTGTAATTAACGTGTTCTCGATAACTAAAATAATCGCTTGTTTTAATACTTGCATAAATTCCTAGCAAATTATCCAAAGATATTCCGACACAAGCCACCTTTCTTTCATACTCGGACGTGCTACTATCTTTCCAGCCGTTCATATAAAAAGGGACAACAACGCTTGTATAATATCCGCTATCTGCATTATAAATTTCCCTAGGATTTAATTCATTGTATTTTCCGTCATTATCATTGATATAGTAAGTTATTGCAGTAACACGATAATAATTTTCAAATTTATCATCGCTTAAAGTGTTTTCGTAACTGCCACCAAATCCCATATCGTGAGTTACTTCTGTTGCTGGTACTAGCGGCGGCGAAATTGCTTTTTGTCTATACGACATATCGTTATCCGCCATACTTTCCAACTGCAAATATATTACTAAATTATGATTAACACCTTTTGTTAATGCCTTGGAAATATTAACAAAATTTCCAAACGACTTCCAACTTCCTGAAGCTACAAGCGGGTCATTCATTCCGAAAGGAAAAGCTTCAAAACCGAAGCCCTCTATTCCTGCGGCATACGGCTTGCAACTTGGAAGTTTACCTGTGTCAATGTCCACAGCATAACAATAACCGACATTATAAGCGGATATACTGCCGTATCTATAATCCTTTTTACAAGATACAAAACCCGCCGCTCTTAAATGCCTATAAAATCGGTCAGCAATAGTAAAATATTCGGAAAGATAGTCCTTGTTAGTTTTGATTTTATAATCATCATTTAATATATCGTTCCATTTTACCATTATAACACCTTCTTTTTATTTATTACTGTCAAAGCATATGTGTAATCATTTTCTGTGATTAAATTGCTTTGAAAAAGACCTTTTGAAAGCCTGCGAACAATCGGAAACGTATTAGCTTGTATCGCTATTGCGCTATCACGCAAATAATAATTAAATTTATCACTTGACCGTGTAGCAATCACTTTAAGTTTTGATATATCATCTTTAAATGACATTAAAACATCAACCTTGCAAGATACCTCTATTCTATCATTGTCAAGCCGTGTTATATTTGTTATAAAGTAATATCTTGCAAATATAGGTATATGAACGTAATTTTTACCAGTGACATTCGCCGACATAATTATAACAGGGGTCAGCATTCCACAGCTTTCTTTTAGCTGTATATTTGTTACAGCTTTGCCTGTCAAAAATTCTGTTTTATCAAGTTTATTTTTTTCGGCAGTTGAACTATAAAAAGTTGCTTCCATAAAACACTTCCTTTCTTATAATATTATACCCCGTAATATATTACGGGGTATATTTTTGAGGTTAGTTAAGCGTAAATACAATTGCCGTGTTGCGTGTGTCTACCCAGTAACGATTGTTAAAATCTGTAAACTGTGTGTAAAAATCGCCGTCCGCATTGTATGCCATACGGGGAGCAATCGGTGTGAGAGTATAGCCGACAGCCCAGCGGTCATATAAAACACCAATAACATAATCCTTACTTTTGTTGCCTGTTTCCGCTCCATCATCGGTATAGATAACGTGGGCGCTATTTTTGATTGTAGGTATAAGGCTATCCGTCTGTGCATTCCAGAACGGTGTATTATATATCTTTGCGCCTGTCGGTTCGGCAATATTGAGTGCCGCCATACGGTTGGCAAACATAGTATTATAAATCATAATACTATCATTTTCCGTTGTGTATGTTGACACCGTGCCGTCATTGTACTTCTTGTTCGCAAACCGTGCGACCTTGATAATGTTTGCGATTGTTTCGCTCGCCCACTGCATAAAATACTTGTTGTATATACAGTTGTCACTTGTTACTGCGACCTGTTCGCCGTTCGTCCACGTTGCGGCATTTTCGCCGATTGTTCCTGTACTTGCCGACTGTGCAATTTTGCCTGTTGCAAGCATATCGTTATACATTGTAACAAGGTTTATATCTTTGCCTTTTGTGATAAGACCGCTTATCAAATTGTGTTCCATTGCGGAGCTGTTTCTTCTTATTGTGTTTCTATACCATACTTCAACAAGTGCGACAAGCTGTGATACACCTTCAGCATTTAAAAAAGCCTTTTTCCACATCGTGTTCGGGATTGATTTTGCCATTCCCCAAGTTACGTCCTTTTCAAAAATCTTGTTATCAAAGGACGTGCCAAAGTATTTATTTACGTCATTGTACGTCTGACCGTCAACGAGGGAGTAAAGATTTGAATTTCTTGTTTCGGTAAAATCCGATTTTATAGACTGGACAAGACCGCCGTATTCCTCACTGTCAACATAAAGCGGTAATTCCTCAGGGCTGTATTCTCTTGTATCTGCGACCGTTCTCACAGCGGCGCAAAATTCGTTAAAGTATGTTTTAAACTGGTCGGCGGTCATTTCAGAGATTTTCGTACCGAAGTCAACAATGTTCGATAAGTCAGGGTTGATTGTATAATCAGCTCCCATAATTGCGGGTACAATACTTGTATTAAGTATCGTGCTTATTTGTTCAAGTGTCATAATAAATTCCTTTCTTTACTTTAATTTCTCGATAAGCTTTGTTAGCGCCACCGTGTTATTGTCGATAGCGTTCTTCATTTCGGACATTTCGTTTTTGTGATTTTCGGTTATCTTGTTTTGCTGTAAAAACATAGCAATACAACAAGCAATGGGAAAACCAACACTTGAGATAATCTCAAGGATACTTGACATTTCCACTTGCTCACCCCCCTTTTTTATATAAGTATAGCACAAACGAGAT